AGGCGAACAGCCTCAAGAACTCTAAGAGTTCCTAGACCATCCACCTGTGCTGTGAATTCTGGCATCTCAAATGACACCTTGACGTGACTTTGAGCACCTAGATTGTATATCTCATCAGGTTTAACCTGCTTTATAACTCTAATAATATTACTACTATCTGCTAGATCTCCATAATGAAGATGCAATTGTTCATAGATATGATCAATTCGATGGGTATTGATAAGAGAACATCTCCTAACAATACCATGAACTTCATATCCCTTCTCCAACAGCAATTCAGCAAGATATGAACCATCTTGCCCAGTAATGCCTGTTATTAAAGCGACTCTCATTTATTATAATACTTTCACATATTATACAAAGGAAAGTCTATAGAGTCAACCTCAGACTAAACCAGAATCGCGTATTGCTCTTTCAACCTCATCCAATCTTGCCTTAGACTCAGAATCTAAACCGCCACCAGCATGAGAATGCTTTTCAAGTGCTGCGACTGCTGTTTCTAACTTCTTAAGTCTTGCTTCTACCTCAACATCATACTTAGACATTGATGCTCCGCTTGCTGACTTACCTGCTGTTCCTTTTGACATAATTAATAAAGATTATTCTAGGGTTATTTATTGGAATCCATATATCTTTAATGGATTCTTTACACATGTATGTAGGTCTGGTTCAATATGATTGGCCCACCTAAACTCTTCATGAGTCTTATCTAATTCAATTAAACGATGACTAAAGTAAGCATGAACAACAAGATTGACTGTATGCCAATCAGCATCATCAGCAAAATAATTTTCTACTGAAATAATATTACCAATAGGTAAATCAATTCCTAATTCTTCTTTACCTTTACGTCTAGCACACTCTTGCCACGTTTCTCCTTTATGAATTCTACCTCCTGGAAACCACCAAGAACCTTTAGCAGGTTTCTCCGTTCGTTTTGCTAGAAGGTATTCTTTCTGCTGATTTGTGACCAATAAATCTACACAAACCGTAGGAAGTACTTCACGAATTTTATCATATAATTCGTTTTCGATTAACATTATACCCTATCTTTAACGTAACACGGTACACCTTCTGGGTCTAACCATTTAGTATACTCAAAATCTTCTATTGCTGTAGTAAGTTGCATACTATTATCACACAGATACATGTCCCTGTATCTTTTAGTGTAATAATCTTCTTTTTGAATACGGAAATCTGGTTTACCATTTTCCAGAATTCCTGCTTCCACATAACGGTAAGGATACCTTTCCATAATGACGTTCATACTACCTCCGCAAGATCTTGTCTAACACATTCCATAATAAGAGCATAATCTCTATCTGGATCTTCCCCATCCAACATCACTTCATTTTGATAATATCTCTTAAGTTTTTTATATAATTTGGGATTTTTTACATCTAAATAAATTTCTTTGTTTGCTGCAGCACTTAAAGTGCTTAGATCTTTACTGAACTTTGAAGTAAGCGTCATTGCTTTGTTTGGTTGACAGTAGGATTATAGAAAAAATTTTAATAGAAGTCAAGGACCTTCACTATTATTCATCTTATAGATGTATTCATCAGAAGCAACTAAGACTGCACTAACTTCACCATCAGTCACTGCAATCTTCTCACCCTTCTCTACTCGTTTCAAGATCGCTTGCTGATCTTCAACGAATTCTTTAATTGTTACAGTTTTCATTCTTTCACACTAGCTGCATAATCTTTATCAAATAGATCAAGTCCTTTATCTGTAAGAATATGCTTATACATTCCCTCAAAAACTGCTGGTGGCATCGTTACAATATTCGCACCATCTTCATAACATCTAGCAACACTATGAACATCCCTCAAAGATGCCGCAAGAACTTCTGTCTTAATATTTTGCTTGGCATATAGAGAAGCAATTTCTCTAACCACTGCAACACCATCAAAAGAGTTATCTTCTACTCTACCTACAAAAGGTGAAATATATGTAGCACCTGCTTTTGCAGCAAGGATTGCTTGAGATGCTGAAAAGATAAGAGTTACATTAACTCTAATACCATCATCAGATAATTCTTTACATGCAACAAGACCATTAGGTGTACAAGGAACTTTAATCGTGGCAACCTTACCATACTTCTTATACAATCTCTTACCCTCGGAGATCATATTACTCGCATCACCCATGACTTCCATGCTTATATCAGTCAATCCAATATCTTTGAACTCCTGATACACTTCTTCATGATTACGACCACTCTTTCTAATCAAGGTTGGATTAGTGGTCAGACCGTCAATTAATCCAGTCTTAAAGTGCTTACGAACGACATCTGTTTCCGCAGTGTCAAGAAAAATTTTCATAGTGATTTAAATATCAATGTTATATAGGCTATCGTTTGACATCATGAGCACATCCATCGCCTTCATAACTATCAGTATTATAATACCCTCCTTTTGTCCCAAAGTAAAGTGTAGTTACTACAAAGGGTACACAAACCAACACAAGAATATCAGCAAGCGTCATCTTCTTACAACTGCAGATCCACCATCATCATCCTCTTCATCATCCCACGGATCTTCCAACTCTTGTCTCAATTCTTCTATCCTTGCCTGAAGATCCCTATACTCTTCAAGATCACACTCAGTTTTTTTCTCAAAGGTAACACCCATTAACTTTTCACCAGGCTCAACACCAACCATCTCTGGATGAACTGGTTTCTTTACTTCAGTAGTCCATGTACCCGACAAACGACCTGAATTAAAATCTCTTACAGATCTAGAAGTAGCAGTACTCCATATTAACCAGATAGCTCCCGCAAGAAGGGATATGAATGAAACTAAAAATAAAACGATGGAAAAAGTATCCATCAGTTCCAGCGAGTTACTGTTAACTCAATAGTATTATCTGTCATTTCCCACTCTTTCTCAATTTCAAATCCCTCTTCCTTAACAATACTATGAATAGCCATTCTAGAATATTGTTGATTAACTTTTTGAAGAAACCTTTCTACTGGAACATCAAGATTCCAAGTTCCTCTATCACAATAAAGGTCATATGATTCTGTCTTTTCATTCCAACGAAATCCAATGTCCTCTGATACAGCAACTTCTGCACGAACCACAGGATGATCCTCACGGTGAGAAGGATTTACAATAACAAGTTCCTGATCTTCCTTTACATCATATTGTAATACTTGAAGTGCTTCAAGTAAAAATGGTCTTTCTTTTAGTTTAGTCTTGATTGTGCTGAAGTGTGACATTTTCTTCCTGATTTACGGTTTGATAGTATTCGTCAGTTTCTTTTCTCCACTGAACAATTCCTAATTTCTCTTCTATCTTTTCTGTAAGATCTAAACATTGAGTTCCTTTAACTCCCATAACTTCTTCAGTTACAGTCCCATCTTGGCTGATAGTAAATTTAATAGTTTCTTGTGCCATGATTAAAATTGCTTAGGATGAGTTATTACATCACCATGTATCTCACCAATATCATCAATGTGAGCATGATCAATCTTTTCAATATGCAAATGTTCTAAAGAATTAGCAATTCTCTCAAGAGCATTAGCAATGCGTGTAAATTCTTCACTCATAATAAGTTATTTATCGTTTGGATCTGAATCTCGTAGATGTTCATTCAAAAGATAGAACCATACAACACCCAAGATCATTGCAATTAATACTCTAACAGATCCCCACGATGTGTCAATCATGTGTATGATTATCTAATTTACCAGACAACTTATATGCTTCACTATTACCACCATGACCATGTGCTATTCCTAGTTCATGCATCTTAGCATGTTCATCAATAGCATCTCTTAAATCCTTTTTACCAGCACCAAAGGTAAGGTAAATTCCATATCCCATTAAACCAAATAAACACATTCCTATAAAGAATATGAATCCTTGATCTGGAGTTAAATTCCCATGAGGGATTAAATTAAGTAAAATCATCTAAGTACTGCTAAGGTTTTTCTCATCTGCCTGGGATATACTGCAATCCTTTTTTTACATATGGTTCGATCATTGGCATTATATCTTCCTCTACTTTTTCTACAACATCATCCAAGACACTTACATCCAAATCCATAAATGGTGGAATGATACCTAAGATCCTAAGTAACCCATCAACAAATAATGCAAGAGCAATTAAACCAAGGATCATACTAATAATAGTAGCATCCCAGTTATGCTTTGCCATTGAAGCTCTATCTATTTCCCGTGCTTCTTCTATCGCCTCATACTTTGCTTCTGCAATGAGACGATCCACTTCGGTCTTAGTATAGACTACCTCTTTATCAAGTTGTTTGGGCATTCGGTGGGTCTTTAATATCAATTTTCAAGGGCTCCCTGGCCTTATTGTATATATCTTTGGGATCCTTATGGGTCGCCAAATATTCACATGCTCTAATATAAACCTCATCATCAGTTTTGTCAAACTGTTCGTAGGTCTTTTTGGTTTTCACCATATTATCATATAATTTAGCATCGTTAGTATAGTTATCCATAGTTGAAACTGAATTCTACGGTGGATAGAGATTTTATTTATCTTATCTCAAAATCTAATTTACGAACTTTTCTTTTACGTCTTTCTTCTTGGAACTGTAATTCTTGTGGAGAAAAGAGTGATTGTTTTTTGGATTTTTTTTCTGCTGCCTGTACCATGATTACCTTACTTAAATCAACAGCCGTTACTACTTCTCCAGTAACAGTCGTCATATTTGGACACCCACAACATTTGGATTGGGTTTCATGTCCTGTAAGTTCTTTGTTACATTGTCGGCATCGTACTACTAACATCTCTTTTCATCCTGTAAATCTCTATTCACTTTTAATATTTAGGTTTCTTAACACTTCTGGTACAATTCTATGTTCCGCTTCATGAACTGCCATAGTCAAAGTTTCAATCGTATCATGACGACGAATAGGAACCTCTTCTTGCATTAAAATTTTACCAGAATCTAATTCTTCTGTCACCATATGAACCGTACATCCAGTAGAATAATCTCTATTATCAATTGCCCTTTGAATTGAATTCAGTCCTTTATACTTAGGAAGTAGTGATGGGTGAATATTTATAATCTTATCTGGGAATGCCTGAATAAACTTAGAAGATAATATCCTCATCCATCCTGCAAGAAAAATATAATCTACATTCAATCCTTTAAAATATTTGATGATAAGATCTTCATCCTTACTCTTAATATAACATGAAGGAATCCCTAGACTATTTGCCCTTCTTACAGCACCACAATCTTTCTTATTATATACCATCAATACAACATCTATTTCAGGACAAGACCTAACTATATTTTCAAAGTTAGTTCCATTACCAGAACACATCACACCTATCTTCATTTTGTTTGCTCTGATATAATTGCCTTCAACTTACCATCATCATCAACAGTAATGTTTATATCATGTTTAAAATCAGTATCATTTTCCATGATTCTAATATCAATCGCACCACCTTTACCATAGCGAAACATAATGAATCTACTATCCTTTACTTCCCACTTATCAGGATTCTTAGCATGTTTAAATACAGGATTAGAATGTTTATCCTGATAACCTTTTATCCATTTCATTCACTTCTCCCGTAAACATCTTCTAAACGAACAATATCATCCTCACCAACATAAGATCCACTTTGCACTTCTATTATCCTCAACGGTAACTTTCCTGGATTAGATAATCTATGTGCTGATCCTACAGGAATATAAGTACTTTCATTCTCAGTAAGTAACTTTTCTTGACCATCACATTCTATCATAGCAGTTCCACTAACTACTACCCAATGTTCTGCTCTATGATGATGCTTTTGTAGGGACAGTTTCTGACCAGGTTGAACTTCAATACTTTTAACTTTGTACCTATCTCCCTCGTCGATGACATCATACCATCCCCAAGGTCTTTCTTCTTTATTCATATGCCACCTATTGGACTTGAACCAACGACCTGAGCGTTACTAATGCCCTGCTCTACCACTGAGCTAAGATGGCAAGAGTCTGGGACTTACACAGAAAGAAAGTGGTGGTGGTCTTTCTGATGCCCATTACTAATTTTCAGGATTAGTCCACTTATCTACATTAGTTCCTTCCATTGATACAATCTCAAGATCTCCTTCATCTTCAATCTCTATCCATTCTTCAAATTCAGCATAGAGAGCTATCTTATCTCCCACAAGAGTAGCATCTTCAATCTTATCAATTGACCAATCCCTTACATGAGAAACAATATCTTCAGTCATCACTTGATCCATAATAGTCTTTTCGGAAATATCTTGAGAGGATATTGCTATTATAGTATCTTGGTGTACCATCGTCAAGTTGCTCTGTAAGGACCCCCTTAACGAAGAGTTGTTTCGTTTCTTCGAAGTTTGTTTTGCCAGCTGTTTTATGTAAGCTGAGCATAACTCTGCTAAAGTTATGTCTACCCAGTTGTTGAATCTCTTCCTTAAGTTCTTCAGAAGACCCATAATATTTCTTCCAATCAGATTCTGATTTTACTTTTCTCTTTTTGCCTCTTGGAGTTCTAAACTTCCAGAAATATTTACGACCGATGTACTCCCTACCGTTCGTGTTATTTGTAATACAGTAGACGAAACCGAAGAAATTGTCAATATCTTCAGATGTAAATGTTACTCCATTATACAACCAAGGATTTTCATAGGTTTCCACTTGCCAATCTTTAT